TTTTACACCCCCTTTCTTTGATATTTAATTTTCCAAATTACAAACTTTTCATCCTGACTTAATTCCTTTTCATCAATCGGTTCTCCATACTCCAGCTTATCAAGAAGTTCACATCGATTTTGATCTTCTTGAAATTCTTTTTCTTCTTCTAGAGTGAGTTGATAAACAGGAGTCAAAGGAATATGTGAATTGCATCTTTTGACATATTCTCTGATGTCATGTTCATAACAAGGTAATAAAAATATTTCTTTTTTATTTTTATTTTTATTTATCATACTGACAGTATACCAAATGGGTTTTTGGGAAATCGTCAGGAATCTAGTAAAGTGAATTAAGGCAGAAATAAAAAAAAATAATCTGCTAGTACCAACTGATGAAAGTTGTCTAAAAATGAAGAAAACGCTTTTTTGATTTTTTGAAAAAAAATATTTTTTTTATTTTAGGAAGAATAACCCCATAGTTTTTTAGCTTTTTCCAATAAAGAATTATCCGATTCGTTTTGCCATTTGAAATGGGAAAAGTCTGGAATAATATATTTGGTTAGCTCTTTGGGGTCGGTTGATATTTCCAACAAGCGTTCCATAACTTGAGCTTTATGGGTTAGCTGTTTTATAATATTTTTTAGATTATCCGGATGTAGGGGTGGGCAATTACCGGCATGATAAGTCTTATAGGTTTTATCACTAGCATAAACCAAATAAACCGGTTTCTTTTTAGCGATATGATAAAGAGCAATTTGACTTAAATGGTCTATGCTAATCTTTTCAGGAAGCGGTGGGGATTTAGAAGCCCATGATCTAGTACCATCTAGCTTAACCTTGCCCTTTCTAGGCCATAAGGTTTTAGTTTCAATGATATAGCGGCCATACAAGTCTATAAAGCCATGTGTAGGCACTCCAACGCCTTCTAGCCCATGATAGGCCTCAATTTCTTCTTCGTACTTATCCTCTTTGAAATGGGGTATTTCACATAATCCATTCCAAAGATTTTGAATCATAGCCCTACATACTTTTGAAAAATGTTCTTTCTTTAATTTTTGGTCTTCGTTTAGGAAAACCAAATTATCTATTTTCTTTCTAATTGGAGTATAAGTCATCTGCATTATCAAATTTAATCGCAATCCTAGAAAAGTGATCCACTCTATTCCAAGTTTTATTAACTTTATTCATTAATTTTTCACTTAATTTAATTGCGGCATGGGGAGTGTTAACAGCCTGAGGATCTTTTTGAAAATCTGCAATATTCCAATTAAATTTATTGGTAAGCATAAAAAGCTGACAAGCACTCATACAATTAGTGCCTACTTCAAATTTCTGCTCTTGTTGAAATGTTACGTTTAATGCTTCGCCTACTTCGGTTTGAGTAAGACCGGCATTTACTCTGTGTAGTAACAAATTTTTAGCAATGTTTCTTACGATTTGTAAGTCTTGTGGTTTCCTTTTTGTCATATTTCCTTTCCTTTTTTATTTTAGCGTATAGATACCCTACCCTTTTTACACACTTTTTAATACATATTAAAATTTATGTAAAGATGGTTTCTTGTTTATTTTTTTCTAAAGAAATCTGATCAGCAATTTTAGGCAATCTACTTTGATACTTAAAGTAAAGTTGTTTATGTTTATTCATCTTTTCCACTACCTTTTCTTGCTTGACTTCCAGATCCCTCAGTTTTTTTGGTTCTAGTGTCATCGTTTTTCTCCGTTGTTATTAGTTTCTTTTGAAAATGCATATCGGAGATGATATATTTTGCATTTTCGCCAGGTTTTAATTGAAGATGTGCTTTATGAGTTGCCTTCTCAACTGTTGTATCTTCAATTTTTTCTTGTGCCTGAACAGTCGCTTCATAAAACCAATTACTAACTACCTTGACCATTCAACTCCAAGTTCCTTGCTTTGTGTGGGGCAATCTTAATTATATCACCCCTTTCTACTAATTTATCAACCAACACAGTAATTGAATTAGGACTTGAGTAACCTAAATCAACTTGCATTTTTCGCCTAGTAGGCGACATCTCATGTTTTGTATAATATTTTTTAAAATATTTCAATACCTGCATCATCTTCGGTGTCATAGGTACTTTATTTAGTGCCATTATGTTTCTCCTCATTCTTTAATAAATTTCTTAATAATTCATTATAACCGGCCACATCATCGTTATGTTCTTTGTTAAAAGTTTTGCTATTTATTATCCGCCATAGCTTTAAAATAATCATAAACGTACCAAAAATTCTATTCGGTACTCTTACAGTAACCCCATTGTAGGCCGACAACATCTTTTCTAAAATAGCTGTCATAAACCAACTGGTAGTATCAAAATTTCCATAATCTAATTGCTTTTGTTTAAGCATACGATCTATTTCATTTAAAAATCTTACGTTGTTTTTATCATTCATGTTTTTGTTTCCTTAAAATCAAAATTTTTATGTATAGAAGAACCGCTGGTTTTAATAGGAAAGAAGCCATTAGATTTTCCAAAAAGTTTAACCGTTCTTAAATATCTTTCTGAATTAAACTCCGGCCTTTCTCCTTTAGATAGTTTTACAATCTTGGCATAATTAAAGTTGCCTTCAATTCCTTCCATTTCGTTTAAATGTTTTTTAAAAAGTTCTGAACCCTTTTTTCTGCCATAGTCTTTAAAGAATTGTGTTAAAGCTGGTGTCATTGAATCCATCCTCCTTCTAAACCCTTACAATAGTACGCCCAAACTTGTTTACCTTGATACCTTAAACCCTCAGGTAAATAATCTGAGATTGTAATTTGTTGAACATAATCCAAACAACCAAGAAAGGGAGCGGTGGCTGAAATAACTTTTTCAACCACCATATTATGAAGATGTAAATAAATAACAATTTCCATTAAGATCGACTTTGCATATAAAGTATTACAAAACCGAACACTAAACATATTAAATATATGTAGTATTCTTGTTCTATAAATATTTCAAAAAGTAAGTTTTCCATCTTTGTTACCCTCTTTACTACTTTCTTTAGGTTCATTAAAAACCAGATTGTAGTTAGCTGATTTTCCCTTTTCTTCGTCACCAGCATTTTTAAATGCTACGCTAATCTTATTGTCAAATCTCTTTAACAATTCTACAATCGGTTTAATATTAATGGGTTGCTTGTAATTGGTATTCAAAGCTATTTTATTTTCCGCTTCATTAGGATAATACAATGCTATTTGCATATTCAAACCAAGCCCCAACATCTTACCGTCTTTTGTATAGACCTCCGATAAAGAAAAATTAGTATATTGATCGCTTTCGTTTTTAACCGACCCAGTACCAATAGTCTTTATGTTGTTCTTATCTTTCCAAACCGTAATTTGGTTAGAGTTCAATGCCATGTTTTCCTCCTTCTTGTGCATTATCTATGGCTTTACGTTTGTTATCAAAATCGGCCATAGCTTTAGTTTGTTGTTCTTTAGACATATTTTGATATTTTTCACTATCCATAAAAGTATTTTGCTCTTTGTTTAATTTAGTTTGCAAACCTCTTCTATTGATAATAAAATCTTGTGGAGCTGTTTTACCGTCATCACTATCCTCACCGCTTTCTAAACAAAACCCTTTAAGAAAAGCATATTTAGTAGCGTAGGAGATGGCATTACCGGTAGCGAATTTGTCTATCTTGGCAAACGCACTAGCCCCTTCAATTTCTATTTTTTCTCTTGGATTTTCAGCATTAATCAAAGTTAAATTACATTCGGTATAAAAATAATTTTCTATGGTTCTTTGATTAACATATTTAGGTATAGCTAATAGCTTATGTTTAATTAAAGCTGGTCGCATAGCTTTAGTAACATCATCATGGAGTAAAGGATTAAAATTCATTCCGGCTTTCTTGGCGGCCTTATCTACCCCCTCTACTTCGTTCATTACGTCTAAAACTTTTTGATAAATAGTTCTACCGGCCACTCCATTTTCCTTACTTTTGGTCGTTGATTTCATATACTTTTCCTTTCGATAAATTTATACGCACCCTTTTATTAGATTCGTAAAACTTTTTGTTAATTGGATCATATTTTATTTTTCCTAAAAGCATTTCCGATATGTTTTGATCCGATAATTGCATACCAAAAAGCTGTTTTAAATAATTTATTTCCTTGTCATTAAGATGTTTTTTAGCTTCCTTGTCTAAAAGATATAAAAAGGAATGAAAAAAAGAAAAGGACATGACATATTTCTTTTTCATTATTTCCATCATTTTCTTAAAATCACCCTTGTTTTGTTCGCTTCCCATTAATTCAAAGAATATATTGTCGCTATCTTTAATTTGGTTTTTTTTGTTCAAGTTTTTCTCCATAAAATTTTAATATTTCCTTTACCAAATCTAAAACCTTTTCCTTGCCTGTCTTATTAAAGGCAATATAAAAACCAAGTTGTTTTTTAATTTGATGAATTTCGTTAGATAACCCTTCCCATTTTTTGCGTTCTTCCATTTTATAAAGGACTTCTTGCTCAATTTGTAAATCCTTTTCTTTAAGTTGGGCTTCTAAACTTTTATTTTTTTCAATTAATTGTTCTAATTCTATTTTCATAGGATTATATATGTCATTAACCATTATAAATTTTTTCCAAAGGTAAATTTTTAGTTTTCATATCTTGAACAGCTTGACCAACAAACCCACCAAATTCCATTGACATAGAGGGAGGAATTGCTTTCCTTTCTTTTGGTGTCAGCATGATATATTTAGCAACCCAAATGTCTAACGGATTATTAAACTGCGATGGGCTTGTGTGATCAAGACCGACAGTTTTCCAAATCTTTTTAGTTCTTATAAATTTTGATTCGGTAACCATATAAGTTTTGTATAAGATTTTGTATAATAAATCTATACATTTTATATATTTCTTTTTCTACTAAATATGGTATAAAATTTACTTGATTCTACTATGAAGCTAAAGGAAATCGTTTATAAACGGCATAAAATAAGGGTTTTTTGGGAAAAAGGTAAGGATTGTTTAGCTTTATTTGACCCCAACGAATCAACCCTTTATATTAGTCCGAACCTATCAAAAAAAATGCTTGGCAAGATACTATTTCATGAGTTATGGCACATTATTTGTCATTTTAAAAAAAAGAATATCAATAAAATAGGAGAAGAAAAAACAGCTTTACTTACCGAAGAATTTGCTGTTATTCTTGCGGCCAATCCTAAACTTAAAAGGTTAGTTTATGGGTGTTTAAAATGATACCGTTCCCAAACAAAAAATATAAAATCATCTATGCCGATCCGCCTTACTACTTTAAAAGCTATTCTCAAAGGGGTGAAAAAAGAAATGCTATCCAACATTATAATTGCATGGAATTTAACGATATCCTACGGCTTCCTGTTTTTAATCTTGCTGACTTGGATTGTGTATTGTTTCTTTGGGTTACTAATCCTTTTCTTAAAAAATCTTTTCGACTTCTTAATGACTGGGGTTTTACATATAAAACGGTGGCTTTCACATGGGTAAAGACAAATGAAAAAAATAATTTCTTTATGGGTTTAGGTTATTGGACTAGGGCTAACCCTGAAATTTGTTTATTAGCTACCAAAGGAAGTCCAAAAAGACTTTCAAAAAAAATTCAACAACTTGTTGTAGATAAAAGAAGAGAACATAGTAGAAAGCCGGACATTATAAGAAATAAAATTGTAGAACTTTGCGGTGATCTTCCTAGAATTGAACTCTTTGCTAGGCAAAAGGTTAAGGGTTGGGATAGTTGGGGAGATGAAGCATGATTTGGCTACTTCTCTTTTGCGTTTTGCTAGGATATATCATAGCCACAAGAAATGAAATTATTATTTATATTAAAATGCAATGGAAAAAATGGAAAGAAAAGTTAAGCTAACACCTTTTGAAGTTGAGTTAGCTTTTGAAAACTCAACTAGAAGATATATCTCAAACTTAAAGCAAGGAAAGGGATTCTCTTATGGCTATACCGGTGGCTTTGAAAAAACTATTACCGATTCTGTGTTGGGTTCTTTAGGAGAAATAGCATGGGCGAAAGCCTCAAATACTTTCTTTAATAATTCTTATAGCGATTCGTATGCAAGATATACCGACTCCGATTTTCAAAACAATATTGAAATAAGAACTCAAAATAAACAGAGTTATAATTTCTTGCTTGTTAGACCTGATGAAAAAAAAGGCAAATATGTTTTAGTTATCCATGAAGGAACAAATCCTTCTGAGAAATTAAAGTTTAACTTTTCCATTATGGGTTGGTTTCCTTTTTATAAGGAGATGCCTGAAAGATTAACAGATTTTGGACACCCCAACAGACCAGCGGCTTACAAAGTAGAAGTTAAAGAGCTTTATGACATTAAGGAAATTAAAAAAATATGAACGATAAGATAGATATAAAAATGTTTAAACCTTTTGGTTCAACTATTTCTGAACAAACTTTACCGGATAATTTAGTTAAGGATTTTTTGGCCGACCTTAAAATGATTAGGGGTTTATCTCCCAAAGAAAGACAACGATATTCATTTGCTCATAAGTTAGTAGGTTCGGTTGATTCAGAATATATGGTTACGCCAGAAGTTTTATTAAAATATAAACATTCTTTCTTTGATGTTTGTATCAAAGAATATTGCCAAACTTTATATCCTGATTTTAAAGTTCAAAGAATTGTGATAAATTCATGCTGGTATGTAGTGCAGAAAATAAATCAATTCAATTCAATTCATCAGCATACAAACCATACCGCCTTTGAACAAGACCACCCACAAATTTCATGCGTTGGCTACTTACAGATTCCAAAGATGATTCCCTTAAAATATGCCAAAGCTCACTATGATGTAAGCGGCACTATTGAGTTTTTTGAAGGATCAGAAAATTACTTTACTTTTGCATCATATAAAAAAATTCCAACTAAAAAAATGTATTTAATTTTCCCAAGTCATTTAGCTCATTTTGTAGCTCCCATGAATAGCAATGACCTTAATGCTGAACGCATAAGTTTTAGTTTTAATGCGGTTGTAAAGTTTGAAAAGGATTAATGGGTAAAGATTTCTTTAACTTCTCTTCCTTGTTTTCCTCTGTTCTTTCACAGCGTTTAAAATAATCATAATGAATACTTATTATATTTTCTAATTTTCTAGCAAACCTATTTATTTCTTTTTCTGTTTGTTCTTTATTTTTTTTAGTATTTCCTATTGTTGAGCTAGATTTAATATACTCTTTAGCTAAACCAAAAACATTTCCCCTACCTGAATAATAATTTTTTAAGGCATGGTGAGAAAATAGTATCTCATGGGTCTGTAAGTTTCTTGTAAATTCTTTTCTTAGTATTTCTCTTAGTCTTTTATTATCATTATTCATGTAATAATCGGAATTATGTTGCTGATTATAATAAGGTTTCCAA